TGAGGCCCAGGGTGGCGTAGTAATACTGGCTGAGCAGTATGGCTCGGTGGCTTCCTACTTTTAGAGGCTTGATTTGCCTGCTGGTTTCGGGGTCTGTTGCCCTGAATAGTGGTAGGTCTGTAAAAAGCATGTCGGTGCTCCTTTGGTAGTTGGTTTTTTTACCATAGCAAATTGTTTTTGCTTTTGGTGGATACCTACGGCTTGGCTGGTTTTGGCAAGGCACGCCAGGCTGCCTCAAGTTTCTTAGCGTCTGTGGCCATGTCCATCTCAAGCTCGAAGTGCAACCAGCAACCACCTGTGCCTGCTGACTCCTCAGCATTGGCATAGACCAGTACGCCTTTGGAACCTTCGCCACGCGAACAGCGCCAACCTCTGCCATGCTCGCCATATTTGTAGTCATGCAGCTCTACTAACCCGAGCGCCTCGGAATGTTCAATAAGCCAGTCCCACAGCTCTTTAGCATCTGCACGGCCTGCGCGTGTAGGTGGATAGCCAACATCACCGGCAACACCGAGGCTGTGCACACTCAAGGTTTTTTTGCCTCGCATGTTGCGCACTACCCAGGTGCCCAGATTGGTAAATGATGGGTAGCGCCGTTTGCATAGATCCATAAACTTTTCGGTGCCTGGCAGTTTGCCTTTGCCTGGTTCGGTCACTGGATAGTAGGGGTATTTGCGTGTCATGGTGCTGGTGGGTCTTTCGGTTTGTCTTTGAGGCCGTTGCCTGCGAGTACGCCAATGAGGCCTCCTGCGAGGGTCATGAGCATCGGGGAGAGCACTGCCCATGCTTCAGCATCGTTGGGTGCTTGGTCGAGTGGTTGGGTGACGAATAGCAGGCCGTAGATGAGTGAGGCGATTGCCATGACGAATGAGAGCGTGAGTCCTGCAGCAACAAAGAGAATGATGCGTGCTTTGATTTCCTCGTTTGTCATTCTTTCTTTAGCCACAACGGCCTCCTCCTATTTGTACGGCTGTGCCGATGGTTTCGGGTGCTTTGTTTTTGATGCGTTCGCAGTTCACTCTTGTACGGTCTGAGCAGGCTGTGAGGGTGATGGTGAGCAGGCTAATCAGGGCTAGGCGTTTCATCTGTTACCTGTGGTCGTGTGAGTGGTGCTGGTGGGTCTGCGTCGTGTTCCCAAAGAATGAGGGTGTCGTCTGACAATGCCCAACCTGACTCAAAACCTGCCTCTAGTAATAGTTGGATTATTGGTGGCGTAATCATGCTGAAACCTCAAAAAGAATAATGCTTGAACGGTTGTTGTTAGGTTGCACATATGCAATTCCTGCGCCTGCGCTTCGTGCGAATTGCGTTTTATAGGTAAGCGTTGAAGTAGTAGCAGGGCTATCTAAAAATGTTGCTGTGCCATGTGCCAGGTTGCTTGAGTTACTGCCAAACACCATGTCAATAATTGTGTCTAATACTGTTGAGTTTTTGACCAGTCTCACATTGACACCAGTACCACTACCACTGTTAAAACAGTCTTGTGACCACACAACCAAAATAAGCGACGAACTCGACTGAGGCGTAATGTTGGCAGTCACACCAGTATCTACATAGGTTGCGCTTGTGCTGCTTCCTAGTGTTGCGTTGCTTGCGCTGACAACCTGCAAAATGCGAAACGCACCTCTCAAGTCATTCATTTGCGCTGCAGTGAGCACAGCCCCAGTAGTGAAACTGGCTGGAAGGTTGGTAGGTGTAGCCATAGTTTTAGTATCCTAACTTGTTGTAATTGAGCGTGCCGAACACCGTATCGTTCAGCACCAAATAGTTATTGAGGTCAGCACCCGACAGGTAATAGGTGTATCGGCTTGACTCAGGCGTAGCCGTTACACTGATGCCCTCAATTACGGATTGATAGACAGTGCCACGAAAAGTAACGCTGACTCGTGCGCCAATCATCTCGCCCAGCTGCGACAAACCCATTTTATCTAGTTTGAAAGATGACTGTGCTTCAGCCAAACAAGACACAGAAGTCAACGCAAACTTTTGAGTTTGATACTGGCTCAGCAGAAAGTTGGCTTGGTCGAGAGCCTGACTAGCCGAAGCTGAAAGCGTGTTTACTGCGTATGTTCGGTAAGGCTTCACGGCTGCAGTTTTGGTGACAGTCTGCGCTGCATAATCTGCCGGATCAACAGTGACCTGGGTAAAGAAGTTGTCTGACAATGAGCCAAATGTTGTTTGGTCATAAACCTGATTAGTGGCATTGTTAGCCACATCAGAAAAGTTCACTGTGCAAGTGGTTTGATTGAATGGGCCTCTAAGAATAATGCCCTCAACTTGTTGGCTGTCAACCATACGGCCATTAGTTGTAACCAAAACAGAGTTTATCCAGTCGCCCCAACTTGAACTAATGGTTGCTGCGCCCATTGATGGGTTGAAAGTCTGGCTTACATTTATCAGGGTTTCGGTATTCATGTTTGACAGTTGTGCGTTTAGCAAACCAGCGCCCATTGCGTAAGAGTTGCCTTGCATACGAGAAGCCGAAGCGAAATAGCCTTCAATTGTTACATTGAGATAATCGGCGTTGCCAACACTGCCTGCATAAGGGATGCCATAACTGACATTGACATCTTTGATACTGCCAAAATACGCCGAGTAGTACGGATCGGTTGTGTTTGGGCTTTGAATGCGAATGTAAGTCCCAGAAACCATGTCTGCAATAGGGCTGGCATATCCGGTTGGGTATCGAATAGTTAGAGACGCTGTAGATGCGCTGTATTGGTCAAGCATTGCCTGACGACCAATGTTGATGCTGATGTTTTGCACATTAGACACCGTTGTCCAAGTGCTGTTGTCCGTTGAGTATTGAACAATGTAAGACAAAGGCATTAGAACGCGTTACTGATTTTGATAGGGACAGAGCCGTTTTGCCTCATGTAGGTACGCAGAGCCTGCACCACAGCGTTAGGGTCGCCACCATTCACATGGATAGTCACATTGTTGCCACCCATCTGCCCCATGCGATCTAATGGGATTACAGCCTCTGGGCCTGCCTCACCAATCATGGCAAGAGTTGCGCTGGTGACAATGCCACCCTCTGCCAGCATCGGGATATTAGGAACATCGAAGCCTTTACCACCGAGGCCAGGCACCCATGATGGAACCTTGAAAGAGAGTTTGCCTATCGTGTTATTCCACAAGGTAGCGATGCCATTAAAGATGCCTTTGTAGAAACCGAGTAGCGCACTGAAGTAGCTCTTTATCACGCCCAGGCTGCTCTCGACTACGCCATTGATAACGCTGAAAACACTATCAATAATGTTCCTAAAGCCTTCAAACTTTTTGTAGGCCACCACGAGGCCAGCGATTAGAGCTGCAATAGCAATAACTACTAGTGCGATTGGGTTGGCAGACATAACAAGGTTGAACGCTGCAGTGGCCACTGTGGCTGCAACTGTGTATGCAGCCTGCAGTTTCAGGTATGCGTTATAGGCCAGAATGACACCAGCAAGGGTGCCGATAACACCAGCCACTGCCAAAAAGGCTGTGCTGTTCTCTGCTGCAAAATTAGCCAGGCTAGAAAGCACCGGCAGTACAGCCTGAATTGCTGGCATCAGTGCAGCACCGATTGACTCTTTAGTTTCCTGCAGGCTGATGCTGAGGCGTTTGAATTGCCCCTGGGCAGTGTTTGCAGCTGTCGTTGCTGCACCACCTGTGGCTGTGCCGATGGCATACATGACATCTTCAAATGATGCGCCGTCCTCGATCATCTGTCGATACTCGGGTGCCAACTTGGCTAGAGCCTTGAGGTTGCCACCGTAAGCCTTCTCTAAGGTTTTTGTGACTGAGGCCAGAGGCACGCCTTTTTGCGCTGCCAAGTCCATAGCAGCAGTTGCTAATTTTTGTGCTTCACTGACTGAGCCTGTGGCTCTCACGAGTCCAGCCAGGGCTGGCCTCAAATCGTCATCAGTTATGCCGAGCAGTTTGCCTTGTGCGCTAATCCAGCCTTCAACACTGGCGATTTGTGCAGCGTTGGCACCTGTAGTGGCTGTGAGCTGACGCGCTAGTTCTTGCTGTGCTGCATCGTCCTCGATGGCTGCCTTAGTAGCGTCACCCAGGGCAACGGCTAAACCAGCTACGGCTGCAGCTGCAGGTAGCGCTGCCTTCTTGAGTGCAAAGTTTGCTTTAGCGCCTACGGACTCAAGGCTGTTGAACTCCTTGATGGCTTTATCAATGCCTTTGGAGTTGAACTCAGAAACAATAGGTATATAAACAGCCATTACTTGCCCAATGTCCTGTTCACCTGGTTGAGCACTTGCTCGATGGCCTGCAAAATGTCTTGGGTGGCTTGGCCATAAATGTATTCACGCTCACGCCACATACCACGCTGCGCAGGGCCGTAAGCCGTAGTTAGGTAGGCAGAGAATTGGCCAGTGTCGCCACGCAAACCTGCCATGTCAAAGATTGCACCACCGGCATCTTTTTGCAGCAGGGTCACTAGAGGCGATGAGCCACGCTGACTACGGCCACCCACCTGAATGGTTACACCCTTGCGCACTTTCTTAGGGTCATACGAAAGGCGACCTGTGCCCTTTCGAGATGGTGCCATACCCGACAATGGAGGCTGGCCAGGGTAAGTCTGAGCCACGCGACTCACCATCTCAGCGCCACTAGCTTTGATCTGGTTCACAGCCTTGAACTTGGTTTTACTGTCAATCTTTTGCAGTTCAGCCAGCGCTGCCTTCAGGCCGTAAATCTCGGTGCTTGCTGTAACGCTCATTTGGCCTTTTTCCTCTGCTCATTGATAATACTAATGCAGGTGTTCAGGTCGGGTACATCAAACTCTATTTGTGGTGGCCACCAGCCACACTCGACTAGCAGTGTTGCTAGGGAATGTCGGTAGGTGCCACCTCGGTAGGGTTTGCATCTGGTTGCTCGATTACTTCTAGATCAACAAGCTGCTTTATGAAATCATCGAGCATGAGAGGCACTGTCACTGAGCCTTGCTGTTTGCTTGCCTCATGAGCCATATATGCCAAGTCCTCAATACCGAGGCCACCCTCTTGGATTTGGCTGATTTTGCGCTTGTATTTACGCTCCCACATAACAATGGTGTAAAGGTTCGTGGTAACTGTGTAGTCACCCGAGCCGATGTTTACTCGCATGGTTAGTTGCATGTCGGGCCTGCTTTCTATTTAGGGTTTAT